TGAACACAAGTGGACTTTCATGCAAACAATATTGTTGGCTCTGCAAGAGATTCGAGAATTGTTGTTGTGCCTGGGCAGTTTGCAAATGGAGACCCAACATCAAACAGCTCTGTTTCAGTTCATAGAGATACAATCTCTGCAAATAGTGACTTTGGATTTGCACAAAATCTATTCTTCTTTACAGATGGATTTACCTACGACCCGAAAACAGGAAGTGATACACCATAATGTCTAAAACAAATATGGAAAATAATCTCGAAAAAATATTTGATCTTCCTGATAGTAAGGCACTTGTCGAAATTATCAACGAGTCAAATCCACCACCAGAAGAAATGTCTAACACACTTCAAGATGACTATGAGTATGCTCGAGGTAATTTAAGAAACATTATTGACAATGGAGAAAATGTTCTTCAGTCTCTTATAAATATTGCACAAGTAAGTGAGCATCCAAGAGCATTTGAAGTCGTCAGTCAGCTTATGAAAACTATGATTGATGCAAACAAAGATTTAATTTCACTTCAAAAACAAGTCAAAGATATTCGTGAGGACAAATCAAAACCACAAACTCCTCAGAATGTTACAAATGCAATGTTTGTAGGAAACACAAAAGACCTTCAAAAAATGTTAAAAGAAATGTGAGGAAACATGAAACCAATACTAAATCTAGTTGTTGCACTTTTTGCCTTTTCGGTTGCTTTTGCAATGACATCAACTCAAACTGTTTATGCTTCTCTTGAAGAAGAAAGATTATTCAAGTGGGAAGTTACAAGAGTTATTGACGGAGATACTGTTGGTATTCTTGTCGAATGGGGCCCTCTTGAACTTAGAAAATTAAGTGTTCGTATTCGTGGTATTGATACACCAGAAAAAGGATATCGTGCAAAGTGCGATTATGAAAAAGAGCAAGGAAAAATTGCAACTCAGTTTATGCTTGATATCGTAGACTCAGGAGAGCCCATCTTTTTTGGAAATCCTCAATGGGGAAAATACGGAGGAAGAATTATTGCAGATATGTATGTAGGAAATGCAAATTATTCGAATCTTATTATGGAAGCAGGATTAGCTAAGTGGTATGATGGAGGAAAGAAATCATCATTTTGTGATTAATACAATATATTCCTTAAAGACGAACAAGATACTTATAACATGGTAAAAAGTGTTTGTCAATAGAAAAATGTCAGAAAATTACTTAAATAATAAAAACTTGAAAAATTCTGGTGTTCCTATCGAATATACGAGGGAGCAAGTGCAGGAATATGTCAAATGTGCAAAAAATCCAGAGTATTTTGTAGAAGAATACGTCAAGATTATCAATGTTGACAAAGGACTCGTACCATTTCATATGTACGATTACCAGAAAAAGATGGTTGACGAGTTTCACAATAATCGATTCGTTATTTGTAAACTTCCTCGACAGGCTGGTAAATCAGTAACAGTTACAGGATATCTTCTGTGGGTCATTCTTTTTAATGACTCTCAAAGTGTTGCTATTCTCGCAAACAAAGAAAGACTTGCAATCGAACTTCTTGGAAAGATACGTCTTGCATACGAGTATCTTCCAAAGTGGTTGCAACAGGGAATACTTGAATGGAACAAAGGAAGTATTCTTCTTGAAAATCAAAGTAAGATTGTTGCAGCTGCAACTTCATCAAGTGCAATTCGTGGTGGTTCTTACAATATAGTTTTTCTTGACGAGTTTGCATTTATTGGAGATAATATTGCAGAGGAGTTCTTTGCATCTGTTTATCCGACAATATCTTCTGGTAAATCAACAAAGATATTTGTGGTATCGACTCCAAAGGGGTTGAATCATTTTTACAAATTGTATACTGATGCTACGCAAAAAAGAAATGAATATGTGCCGATTGAGGTTCATTGGTCGGACATTCCAGGCCGAGATGAAAAATGGAAAGAGCAGACAATTGCAAATACAAGTGAGGAACAGTTTCGTCAGGAATTTGAGTGTGAATTTATTGGAAGTTCAAACACTTTAATAGCTCCAACAAAGTTAAGAAATATACCTTTTATCAATCCTATTTTTGACAATGGAAGTATACAGGTTTATGAAAGAGCAGAGAAAGATCATCAATATTGCATAGTTGTTGATGTTGCAAGAGGAAATATGGGAGACTACTCTGCATTTGTCATTATTGATATTAGTGAGATTCCATATAAGGTTGTTGGTAAGTATAAAAACAATACAATATCGCCCTTACTTTTTCCAGAAATTATATATAATACTGCAAAGTCTTATAACGACTCCTACGTTCTTATAGAAATAAATGATATTGGAGGTCAAGTTGCAGATATTCTTCATAACGATCTCGAATATGATAATCTTCTTATGTCTAGTGTCAAGGGTAGAGCTGGACAAAGAATAGGAGGTGGATTTGGTGCAAATGTCGTAAAGGGAGTTCGAACAACAAAACAGGTCAAAAGTATTGGCTGTTCAAATCTCAAAGACATGATTGAAACTGACAAACTGATTGTCAATGATTTTGATATATTAACAGAGTTGTCTAATTTTGTTTCACGAAGAAATTCCTATGAAGCAGATGGAGGGCATGATGATTTGGTTATGTGTCTTGTTCTATTTTGTTGGCTTGCAAAACAAGAATATTTCAAAGATTTGACAAATACAGATTTTAGAACTCAGTTTCTTCAAGAAAAAAACCAATTTATTGAGGATAATGTGCTTCCCTTCGGTTTTATAGATGATGGAATAGAACCTGATGTAAATGTCGTGAAAGAGGATTCAGATTGGTTAAAGTTATAATTTTATAAATAATAAAAATTAAATAAATATTATCTTTTTTATTAGGAGAACTAACAGATGGCCCTTCAAGTATCGCCAGGCATTAACGTAAGTGAGATTGATCTTACAACTGTTGTTCCAACAGTCTCCACGACAACAGGAGGTATAGCGGGGCATTTCAGATGGGGGCCTATTGAAACTCCTATCCTTATTAGCGATGAGAATCAACTTGTAAACGAATTTTTTAGTCCAAATTCAAATACCGCAGTAGACTTTTTTACAGCTGCAAACTTTTTGAATTATGGAAATCAACTTTTTGTTGTTGGAGTAAAAAATACAGTAGGTGCAAATGCACAAAACGCCACTTCAAACACAAACTCTCAGTCAACTTTAATTAAAAACGAAGATGATTATGAAACAAACTACTCTGATGGATTGTCTCTTAGAGGAACATGGGCTGCAAAATATCCTGGCCAACTTGGTAACTCACTTAGAGTTTCAACTTGTTCTGGTGCAAATGCATTTGAAGCCACAATTACTGCAAACATCACTCTAACATCAAACAGTACAACAGTTACTTTTGTATCTGGTTCAACTGCTCAAGTGCAGGCTGGAGATATACTTCTTCTTGGTGTAGATAAAGAAGAAAGACAGATTGCTTCAATCACAAACACAACACAGATTATACTTTCAAGTGCATACGAAGGTAACACTTCTAGTGGATTTGGTTCTGCAGCCAGTCATAGAAGTGCAGCTTCACAAAATCCAACTAGACGTTGGGAGTATGCAAGTTTCTTCAAGAAAGCTCCAGGCACAAGTGATTATGCAAACACAAGAGGTGGAAGTAATGACGAGCTTCACATTGTTGTAGAAGATGAAGATGGAGAAATTACAGGTACAGCTGGACAGATACTTGAAACATACGAGGGTCTTTCAGCAGGTGCAGATGCCAAAGGAGATGACGGAAGAACAATTTTCTATAAAGATGTAATCAATCAAAAATCAGAATGGATTTGGTGGTTGCGTCATATAGAAGGAACATCAAACTTTGGTTCAGATGTTGCTGGAACAACTTTTGGAAATCCAGGCTCACTACCAGATAATAGAAGTATGACGCAAGGTCGAGATGGTCAAACACCTTCCAATGCAGCTTACAATAATGGTTTTGATGAGTTCAATGATAAAACCAAAACTGATGTATCTCTGTTACTTGGTGCTGGTGCAAATCAGGCAAGAGCTCTTCACCTTATAAACAATATTGCAGAAGTTCGTAAGGACTGTGTGGTTTGTTTAACACCACCGCAATCAATGGTGGTTGGAAATGATGCAACTGCATCAAAAACTATGGATGCAATCATTGACTTTAGAAACACACTTCCATCAACTTCATTTGCAATTATGGATAGTGCATACAAGTTTCAATATGACCGATATAACGATAAAAATCGTTATGTGCCATTAAATGGAGATACCGCTGGACTTATTGTAAGGTCTGATGTTACCAGAGATGCTTGGTACTCTCCAGCTGGATTTAATCGTGGTCAGATTAAAAATGTTATAAAACTTTCTTACAATCCTGTTAAAGCACAAAGAGATCAACTTTATAAAAATGGTATCAATCCTGTTGTAACATTCCCAGGCCAAGGTACAGTTCTCTTTGGAGATAAAACATTACTAAAACAACCAAGTGCATTTGATAGAATTAATGTAAGAAGATTGTTTATCGTATTAGAGAAAGCAATCGAACTTGCAGCCAACTTTACATTGTTTGAGTTCAATGATGAATTTACACGTTCACAATTCAAAAATCTTATAGAACCTTTCCTAAGAGATGTGCAAGGTCGAAGAGGAATCACCGACTTTACTGTTGTTTGTGACGGTTCAAACAATACAGGTGAAGTAATTGATCGAAATGAATTTGTGGGAGACATTTATGTTAAACCAAATCGTTCAATTAACTTCATTCAGTTAAACTTTGTTGCAGTAAGAACAGGAGTTGAATTTACCGAAGTCGTAGGCAAATTTGGTTAATAAATACTTTTTAGGAGAACACATAAATGGCTTTTAATGTAAACGAATTTGCTGGTGCTTTAGTCGGAGGCGGAGCAAGAAATTCACTCTTTAAAGTGGATATACAAAATCCTGCAAATGGGGGATTTGACATACAAGTTCCTCTGCTCTGTAGGGCTGCACAGATTCCTGCCTCTACAATAACTCCTATCGAAGTTCCTTACTTTGGAAGAAGAATAAAGATTGCTGGAAACAGAACTTTTGCAGAATGGACTGTTACAATACTCAATGATGAGGATTTTGGTCTACGAAATGCAATGGAACAATGGACAAACAGCATCAATAGTTTTCAAGGAAACCTTAGAACAACAGGTGGTTCATCACCTGTACTGTATAAATCTTCTGCACAAGTTACCCATTACGGAAAAGATGGACAAGAGCTTAGAATTTACAACTTTGTAGGATTGTTTCCAACTGAAGTTGGTGCTATTGACCTCTCATGGGATGGTGGAGATGCAATAGAAGAATTTACTGTCACATTCCAATACGATTATTGGGAGGTTTCTGGTGGTCAAACAGGAAACGCTGGAGGCGTTTAATCCAAAGTATTTCTTTTTACTATTGACATTGACACATAATAAATATATAATGGTTACAAGGTAGGAAAAATGGAATTATTTGGATTTGAAATCTCAAGAACTAAAGCTTCGAAGGAAGAAAAAGACCTAACTCCGTCTTTTATCGCACCAGAAACATCTGATGGTGCGGTTGAATTATCGGGCGGTAGTCACACAGGCACATATCTCGATTTAGAAGGTAAGTCAAAGACAGAGGCGGAACTTGTTACCAAGTATCGTATTATGTCAATTCAACCAGAAGCTGATGTTGCAGTTCAAGACATTATCAATGAGGCAATTGTCTTAGATGATGATACAAGTCCTGTTTCTATTGAACTTGATCGAGTTGAAGCACCAGAAGCAATCAAAAAGAAAATTCGTGAGGAGTTTGAATATCTACTCAGTCTTATAGATTTTAGTAATGATGCATACGAACTGTTCAAACGTTGGTATGTTGATGGTCGTATCTACTTTCATATTCTCATTAACAAAAAGAAAACAAGTCTTGGAATACAAGAGTTGAGATATATCGACCCTCGTAAAATTCGTAAAATGAGAGAGCCGATTAAATCGACTGACAATAAAACAGGTATTGAGATTGTAAAAGGTTATAACGAATTTTATATGTTTAATAATACAGGACTTAGCGATAAGTCAACAGGTGGAATTAAAGTAGCACCTGATAGTATTGTCTATTGTCACTCTGGAATACTTGATGAGAACAACAATATGGTTCTTTCTCATCTGCACAAGTCAATCAAACCTCTCAATCAGTTAAGAATGATGGAAGATGCAGTTGTTATCTATCGACTTGCAAGAGCTCCAGAGAGAAGAGTTTTCTATATTGATGTTGGAAATTTACCAAAGATAAAAGCAGAGCAACATTTACGAGACATGATGACTCGTAATAAAAATAAAGTTGTGTATGATGCAGCCACAGGTGAAATACGAGATGATCGTAAGTTTATGACTATGCTTGAAGATTTTTGGCTTCCTAGACGAGAAGGTGGAAGAGGAACAGAAATCACAACACTTCCAGGCGGTCAAAATCTTGGAGAGATGGAAGATGTCGAATACTTTCGCAAGAAGTTATATAAGTCACTAAACGTTCCTATTTCTCGACTTGAAGCAGAAAATCAATTTAATATTGGTCGTTCAGCTGAAGTTACAAGAGATGAAGTAAAGTTCTCTAAGTTTGTAAAAAGATTACGCTCTCGTTTCTCAGAAATGTTTGACAATATGCTTGAAATTCATCTTGCACTTAAAGGTATTGTAAGAAGAAGTGAATTTAAAGAGTTCAAACAAAACATTACATATAACTTTGCAGAAGATAATCATTTCACAGAATTAAAAGAGTCTGAAATATTAAGAGAAAGACTTGGACTGTTGCAAGAGCTCGATCAGTTTGTTGGTAAATATTTTTCAGAAAATTATGTTCGTAAAAATGTTTTAAGAATGAATGAAGAAGATATTAAACAGATTGAAGATGAAATTGCAGATGAAGAAAAATCTGGTGCATATGATGATGAAGAGGGAGAACAAGAGGAAGTCGAACCAGAAGTTCCAACTGCAAACACGAATGTAAAAAAAGATGATGAAGAAGATAAAGAAGAAAAACCTGTTGTCATTAAGGAAAAAGAAATAAGTGAGGAAGAAAAGAAACTCGTTGAGAGCATGACAAATCTCATGGAATCAGTTGCAAATTCTGATTTATCAACGGCAGATGGAGAATGATTTATTATGAAACTCAACATGGACAACGCAAAACACATTTCTGCACTTCTCTCAACCATAGGTAATAAAAAAATTCAGATACAAGAATCTGAGAAAAAAGAGAGAACAAGAAAATCAGGATATGTTCAGCATCTAAAACAATTGACAAACAATAAAATCAAGGGAGACCCTCTTGACCCTTATATGCTTGTGTATAAGGCTAATCGTGCAAAACAGATTATAAGAGTTCTACAGTCAAATGTAGAGCGATCTCGTTTGGACATTTTAGCATGAGTCAAGATGTTGAGAACGCAAAGATACTCTCTACACTCATTGGTCTACTCAAAAAACAACGTGTAGAACTTTCAAAACAATTAAAAGAAGAAGTCGTCAATCTTTTTGAGACTCTTGAAGTTCCTACTCCAGCACAAGGACAAAGAGGAGAAAAAGGTGATACAGGAGAGCCTGGCCCTCAAGGTCTACAAGGGGAGAAGGGTGAAAAAGGAGACTCTGTTTCTGCGACAGAACTTGCAGAGCAACTTCGTACATTAAAAGGAGACAAGGGTGATACAGGTGACATCGGGCCTCAGGGCGAGAAGGGAGACACAGGCGACAAAGGTGAAAAGGGAGATAAAGGAGACACAGGCCCAAGAGGGTTTCGTGGGTATGAAGGAATACAGGGAGTCCAAGGCGAAAAAGGTGAAAAAGGTGATCGAGGAGAAATCGGCCCACAAGGAATACAAGGAATACAAGGTGAAAAAGGGAATGTTGGTGTACAAGGTGAAGTTGGGCCCAGAGGGGAAAAAGGTGATACAGGAGAGAGAGGACAACAGGGGCCTCTTGGACTGCAAGGCGTAAAAGGTGATAGAGGGGAACAAGGAGAAAAAGGAGAGCAGGGAGAAAAGGGTGACATAGGGGAAACTCCATCTCTTGACCCAATTGTCGATCAGTTTGGAAAACTCAAAGAGGATTTATCAAAAAGACTTGACAATCGTATGTCTCGTATTGCAATGCA